ACGTCTATAATGCAGACGCAGACGAACTGCAACAAAAACAAATACCAGTAAATCATTTTATCTTGTCTATTATTTCCTCTATCACCTTTTTTGCCGTGGGAGGCGAAGAACCCAACTCACGCGCCAAACCCGCATACGAACCTATTTCGCAGTACATAATCAGCAGTTTGCGTTCGGGTTCGGAAAGGTCGTTGAAAACACTTTCCTTGTACTCGCGCATCAGGTCGTCGTCGTCTGCGTTCGGCATATATTCCCTCTCTATTACGCTGTAATCTACGTCCATATATATTTTAATATTACCCGTCAGGGATATTCAGGGTGTCTTTTCCTATCTCGTCAGTCTGCAGGTCGAACTTCTTGAACGTACGGTAGAACGCCGACGTCTTTGAAAAATATTGGTTCAGTATAAAACGGGTTATTAAGGCCGACAGATGTTTGTTGGCCATACAGTCGCGCAATTTTTCCAAATCGTACGTCAGCAGCCACAGGTACGTCTCCTGTACCATTTCCTTTTTCATTTCGGCGTCCCTGCATTTGTTGAGGCGGTACTTCACGCAGGTTTCCACCAACTCCGTGTCTATAATGTATTTGATAATAGCGTCACGCGACTCGCCCGACTGCCTTTCCTGTGTGTTCTGCATCGCGTATCACCCAACCTTTCTGTACCTTATTCTTGACGCCCGAGGCGCTCTTCGCGACGCTTTTCCTGCACCTGATAGGTACGTCGGACGGTTTCGTCTTTGAAACGTCCCACAGCGCCCAACTTACTTCCAACGGATTCGCACTGTTCACCCACAGATAGAGCAACCACGCATCGCCGTCCAACATTTCGTGGTACTTCTCCTCGTCAACGCACCACGCCCACTGACGCGTCGTACTGTTCAAGTCGTAGAAACGCGCCTTTATCTCAAGGTTGTGGATAGTGCCGCCTGTGGTGAACCACCCGTCCAACCTCTGCTCCAAATTGTAGTTGTAGAAAGTCTCGCCCAACCCCCTGATAATCTTGTCCGCGAACGCCCTGTCAAACGCCTCCATCAGTTGGAACATTTCCCTGTCCTCACCTCCGAACGTGTCACCCGTGATACCGTGCCTTTCAGCGTAGTCCAAAAGGCGCGAACGCAGCGGCTCCTTTTTCAAAAAATCCTTGAACTTGTCCTGTCTCTCGTAATCAGCCATTTAACTGTCCTTTTTATTAAAAATACAGTCAACGGGCTCAGAGTAAATAGAAAAAGGCGGGGTTGGATACCCGCCAAAGAGAAAAAGGTTATATATATAGGAAAATTAAAGGATTTTCGATTCCCGTGAACCCGATTGTCCACGGGGCTTCTGACAGCTGTTCGGTATTGAGGCGTCGCCGAACCCGACGTTGTATGTCCCCAACAAGGGCGAAATGCCTCGGTTCTAAGATGAGTTATCAATACCAATATACAAACTATTTTTGAATAGTCCATACTTTCTGCTTCGGGTCGTATTCACGTTTTCCGCGCAGTAGCGATAATAAATAATCAATCACGCCGAGGGACTCGTATTTTTTGGGGATACCTGATAGTTTCGAAGGATCAATATTTTTGCAACGGCAACTCATACCCCTTCATATTTTTTATATTGAACCGTCTTAATCCTTTTAGGGCCGAAACGCGTCAGCAGGAACAGTGTCAGCATACGCTCGGAAAGGAAACCGAGGACAAAGGACTGATAGCCCAACCCACGCGACTTTTTCCTTTCTCCCCTAATCATTTCAGCCTCCACGTCCGACACTGCCTTTTCCACGGTATCCCAACCCCTGCGTTTCCTGAACTCCGCTGCAAAACCAAAATAAAAATCGCAATAGTCCAAGAAATCCTGCCTGCGTAGGATAAACCCGTTGGAATAGAACAGCGAACCACTCCTCTTTATGTACGCGTCAAACCCCTTCGCGTACTCGGGGTATTTTTCACGTATTATACGTTCCGTCAGTTCCATATCGGCTCGGCAGTGGCAACGTGCGTACTGTTCGTACAGCGAACCTCCGACACGCAGCGGTTCGGCTGCAATCACGTCGGAACTTTTGAAAATATTTTCTACCTCTGCGGCGTCTTTGAAAGGCAGTCTACGCCTGTATTGACAGATGCCGACATAATCCGTCAAATCAGCGTTCTTCCATATCCAATATACGCCCGTCATTTCGCAGTAGATGGGGTTCAGTTCGGCTATGTTGTCCCCTGTATTATCCCTGACGGGTAGGAACGTCTTGCCCGAACCAACCTGCAGCGGTTGGTATAAATCCGAGTCCCAATAGGGCTCGGTAGTCTGCCTCTGTCCAATAATCCAAATCTTCGTCATATACACTCCCAAGTGTAGCCTTTTATCGTACGTCCCCTTACTGACACCCCTGCTCGGTAATCGTAAGATACCTTACGTATCTGACAGTTGGAAACCTTGTCATACGGAAGTTCCGTATAGGCGTACTCCACTTCGTCGCCTGCTTTGTTCCTGCCCCTGAACCTCGGCTCTACCGCGTGTTCCCGTATCACGTCGCGAACCTTTGACGCCTTTTCCGCGTCAGGACGTACTTTGAGGTTCGCGTAGAACGACACCCTCGTTTGGTGACAGCCCTTGCAGAAGTGTCCTGGCTGAACGTCGGTTATCGTCATACCTTCCGTTCCGAAATACTTCTTTAACGCCTTGCTGATTGAACGCTGCGAACGGACGGGGTCGTACGGTATCGGCTCATACATATTGGCATATACCTCGAACACTCCCGTAGAAGGTTCGTACAACGCCCTTGATACAAGCATAGGGTTGGCTATCGTTCTTCCGCCATCACCAAGTGCTATCATATCCTTTCCCTCGAACCAACCTTTCTTCCCTCGGGTGTTTCTGTACCATTCTGCCATACCTGTCCTGTTGTGCCGACGAAGATAAGTGGCGTTGGTAGCCAGCGTGCTTCGCCCTGCTGTTACTAAATATACAAAATCCAAATTGAAAGTCAACCGCTTTTGAAAACGCGGATGGATATTGTTGAATAATACGCCAGTATTGTTCAACATATCCATTTAATATTTAATTATATTTAATAAAATATTTTTGAAAAAAATATTTATAGAAAGCTTTAGTACCGCGTACGTACGCGAGGGCTGAACCCGAAAAAATACCTACCCTTCGGCGGATCAAGGCTACGATTAAAAAAAGTATTTGTATCCTTGAGAAAAGCAGCCTTCCACCTGCATATAGATAATAGAGAAATAGACGTTCTGCCGAGTAGGTGAGTGGAAGCACCGAAAGGCAGAACATTATTTTTTAACAGCATTATGAGCAATAGTTGGAGTGTGCCTAAATCTTTGGCGAAAACAAGTAAGATTACCCTTCGTGAAAAAATGGTAGTCGCAGTATGCCTGCAATATTTCAACGCTGGTTTCCCGAACAACGCAAATAAAACGAACATTAAAAACGCTCTCGGATACAGCCGTAGAACGTTGGACGTAGCAATAAGGAACCTTGCTGAAAAAAACCTGTTAGCCGACCCTTCTTCCGTTACATACGGTGAAGATTCGGTTATCACTCTCAACCATAAAGAACTGCTATCCCAAAAACTAGTTCTTCCGCAGCACTATAAAACATTACCGCTGGAATAACTATATCAGTCCAAAAAACCCGCCTTTTTTACCTATCCACCAACCCGCGAGAATCAAGAACGCTATTCCGAACGCGGACAGTATCTTGGCATACCACGGAACGTGTTTCACAACCTTTTCAACCTGAACCTCAACGGGTATCTCTTTGGTTATAACGGAATCCCTGTACACTATCCTTTCCTTTATCTGAACGGGTTTCTCGACGTAGGGCTTGGTGTTCTCTATCGTTCCGCGAAGAATCGCTTTGGTGGTGTCTACGAACGCCGTAGCCGTGGCTAAATCCGTCGAAAGTACCAACGTATCGGTAACGTCAACAAAGTCGCTGATACGGGCTTTTTGCAGTTCCGTGCGAATCACGGTGTCACGTAGGAAAGTGGTGTCGCGTACCGTGACGTATTCGGTGTGTTCCACGGGAACGTATTGGATAGTTTTGCAGCCGCTAACTACGAGCGCGAGCAAGCAAAAATAAACTAATAGACGTCTTTTCATAATCCTGTTTTTCTTTAATATGCCCTGCGGATCAAGACGTGATTTTTTGCACCATCATACGAAACTATTGCTGTAATATAAAAATAATTTCGGCATTTGCAAGCGGTTTTTTGAAAAAGTCAGAAGAGAAGCGTATATTTGTTTTGTCCGCGGTGTCCAAGACATTACGGGCTTAGAATCAAATATTATAATTTTATGTACAAACTATCAGACAATTCAGAGAGCACTAGGTGCTTGGCTGAAACCAAAACAAAGTGGTACGATTTGTCCACACGCGCAACCTGTCCTAAACTGCAACGCCTAAACGAAAACAGGGGCTTAGTCTCTGTAACCAAAGCGAAACGCAGGGAACTGAAAAAATCCATTATCCAAGAAGGTATGGTGTTGAACCCTATCCTCTGCGACTCGAACTACAACATTTACGACGGGCAGAACCGTTGGAAGATAGTCAACGAACTGTGGGATACAGGAGAGGATATCAAAGTAGGCATATCCATCAACCCGTGGTTGACTGAAACCGAATCCCCGAAAGTCAGGCGCACACGCCTGCAGGTTCTGCAAAAGAACAGCCCGTGGACGTTGACAGAGAAACTGAAATCCCTTGCCGACGACGGGAACGAAACCGCGAAATATATCCTGAAACTCGCGTACGAACCCGTAACCTACACAAAGAACGGAATCTACGGAATCAGGAACGCGTTCGTCGCTATGGGACGCCGCCCCGACGATTTTGACAGCACCCTTCCGTATGTATGCGGGCAGGACGAGTACGAACTGTCAAAACGCATTTTCAACGAAACCAATCTGCTGCTGCAACTCGGTATCAAAACCTCTGACAAAGCAAACAACTGGACAGAGGCGTTTATCAAAGCGTGGAGGCGCATCAGAACCAACGACGAAAACCTCGTGAAAGAGGACGAGAACGGCGACAGAACCGTGGTAGACACAAAGGCGTTGAACGTTATGATTGACGAGATAGGGCTCGACATTATCGGTGTCCGTTGGAGGTGCTACGCAAACGAGGCGTATGCAAGCGGAAAAATAGGACGCTGGGCGTCGGTGCTGGAAACGGCAATCACCAATACTTTTGACTACGAAAATGGTATCAAATAAATATTAGATATTCAGGAAATATCGGTCATTTTGAAAATAGCCACGCGGATCAAGGCGTGGTTATTTTTTATTATTTTTTGGAAATGTCAGTCTTTTTTATTATATTTGTCGTGTACCCCGAAACTTTTATTTACTATTCCCGACGGAACTGTATGTTTAGAAAAAGAGGATTTATATATGGACAAAACAACATTTAATCAGTTTTATTCGTTGTTCAACGAGTTTATGGATTGGGTAGGTGAAAAGGAATCGCTTACGGGTATTGACGGGTCGGACGTACTGCAGGACGCGGACGTATCCGAACTGACTGACAAGGAAGAAATCAGAAAGGCGTTCAAAGAACATAGAACCGATTTCTCCGTTCCCATCCTCGCGTGGGAGATACTGAATATGTCTTGGCTGACAAAGACAGGGTTTTGGTATGACGGGGTTTATATCAACCCTGCCGACACAGGGGATATCCTCTCAAGCGGGTTCGCGGCAAAGGGCAACAACGGTGTCGCCGTAGGTGCATACCATTTTGCGGACTATATCAACGACGAGGTATGCTGCGATTGGGTGAAAATGGTTGAAAGTATCGCAGACGACGTAGAGTATTGGAACAGGTACAACAAGGAACTGCCATTTTGACAGGTATGGAAGAGGTTTGGAAACCAGTTGTGGGATATGAAGGGTTTTACGAGGTGTCTAACCTCGGTAGGGTTAAAAGACTTGAAACGAGGGTAAACTCTAACGTAGGTGGTAGGACGGTACGAGAAAGGATTCTGAAAAATATACCGACATATCAGGGATACCTAAAAGTTCATTTGTGCGTGGACAACAAAAGAATAAAGAAAAACGTACATAGGCTCGTAGCAGAGGCGTTCATACCAAACCCAAACAACCTACCCTGCATAAACCACAGGGACGAGAACAAAACCAACAACACAGTATGGAACCTCGAGTGGTGTGACGTTCTTTATAACAACACATACGGAACTATGCAGGCAAGAGGGTTAAAAACGAGGTACGAAAAGTATTATAATAAATAAAAGAAATAATGAATCTGTTTAGGAATCTAACAAAAAATGAAGTGGAAGTCCGTAGAGGACGCAGTGTTGGACAGGATAAGGTTGAACTCCTCCTGTTCAAGAACAGTAGGGTTGACCAAAACCTTTTAGACGAAACTTTCGGCTGGGACGGTTGGGCCCGCGTGCATAAAGAGATAAACGGAGTTGTTTATTGCGGCGTCGCGATATTCAGTGAAAAAAGGAACTGTTGGGTATACAAGTGGGATTGCGGAAGCGAAGGGAACTTTGAAAAGGACAAGGCAGCAAGTAGCGACGCGTTCAAACGCAGTTGCTTTAACTTTGGACTTGGTAGGGAACTGTACACAGCCCCGCGTATCGTCGTAAAACCCGAGAATCAGTGGACGCAGTATTACGTTGACGAAATAGGATATGACGACAAGGATTGCATAAACAACCTGCGTATCATAGACGACAAGGGGAACACCGTATTCAACTACGTAGACGGAAAACAGACTTTTATACCGCCGACAGAACCTGTTGACAACGTTGAGGTTCTGCGTATGGTATGCAGTGAACTGAAAAAGGACGAGGACGTGGACAGGAAGCAACTGTTGAAGTTCTACAACTATTACGAAGGAAGGATAGGTGCTTTCAACAACGTGTCCGCTGCCGTCATTAGGAAACTTTGGAACAAGTGGTTAGAAAGGGTTTAGTTTTTTTTATTATACTTTTGCTATTGTTGCGTTTTTTTGTTATTTTTGCGGGTGAACAACCCGCTTTTTTTTATTATGAGACTGAGATACAAAACCCGCGAGGAGGCTGAACGGTACGTGGATTCACTGCCGCTGATATCGCTGCGTGAGACGCTGATTGAACTGCTGTGCGAACCCGAGCCCGCAAAACTGAAACCGATAGCGATATCAGAAGAAGAGTTCCGCGTGCATTTCAGGCTGACAGGCGTACGCGAGGACGGAAAGTTCGAGACCCGCGGACGTCCTAAAAAGTTGGAAAAATAGACAAAAATCCAAGTTTTAGCCTTGGATTTCTGCAAAAATACGGAAAAGCGTGATTTTAAGCCCCCGATTCGGTAGGAAAAGTGTGATTATATCCCGAGCATTTTCCTGAACGCCTCCATATCCTCTTCATCCGCTTTCGTCTGCACCGTAGGCTGCGTTATATTTCGGCTGTGTCGGTAGTTGACGTCAAACACGGCGTCCTCAAGCATTTTAGCGTAGTGCAGGCTCTGTCGGTTCGTGGTGTGCCCGAGCATCTTCTGAACCACGTCCACGGGAATCAGGCGCTTTGACAGAAGGTAGGTGGCGTAGGTGTGACGGGCCGTCAGCGTCGTTACCGATTTATCTATCCCCGCAGCGGTAGCGATTTCCTTCAGATACGCGTTGGTTTTGGCATTTGATATTACGGGTATGTCGCCGTCGAACAGACGCCACAGTTCGTCAGCGTCCTCGTACAGTATGCTGATATATTCAACTTTCGTCTTGACGCGCTGTTTCTTTATGTATAACTGCCCGTAGCGGTTCTCTTTCACTTCCTCTTTTTTCAGGTTGACGACGTCTGCGTACTCGAGCCCGCTGAAACACAGGAACAGGAAAAAGTTCCGTACGTTGTCAAGGCGTTCGTCGAGTTTGGCGTCCCGTATCGCCTGTATCTCTTCGTATGTCAGGAAAGGTTTGTCAGGATCCTTGAAAGAGAAATGCAGTCCAGAGAACGGATTCCTTTCAATACGCCCGTCGTTGAACGCGAAAAGGAACAGGGACTTTATCTTCTTCATTTCATTCCGCATAGTACCCTGTGCGAACTTTGGATTGTATTTATTGTAGTAGTTGACTATATCCTGCGACGTTATCTCTGATATCTCTTTGTCACGTCCCAAATAGTCTTTCAGGCGGTTGAAGGTGTTACGGTATTTCGCGTATGCCGAGGGCGTGGAAAGTTTAGTTTTCAGGTAGTCGCCCGTCAGTTCCAACAGCGTATAGGATTTCACCTCTTTCCCCTCCAAGAACGCCTTTATCTTCTTTGCCGTTACAGGTTTGCCCTGCACCTCCAAAAGCGTCTGATACTGCCCTATTTTAGCCCGTATGCCGTCGCAGTACGTCTTTACGTCGTTAGCCCTGCCCGAGTCCATTATCTTTCTGAAAACGTCTGGATTGCAGGTTTTCGGCAGCTGGTAGTAGACGCGTTCCCCGTTGACGGAAATTGATACCTCGATAGGGGACTCGCCCGTTTTTTTTCTGATTTTTGACGGGCTGCATAGGAAAGAAACGGCAAATGTTTTCATTTTTTACGGCGGTTGTTTTTACAAAGGTAAAAAATGGTAGCGAACTTTGCAATAGTTGGTAGCGGATTATACAGCACAGTACAGCACCGTAGGATACAGATAACCCCCGCAGATTGCTTTCTACGGGGGTTTCGTGATTCCGTTCTGTCTTTTTTGGTATATGTAAATCAAGGGGTTGAAGAAAATGTCAGCGAATCAGTAAGCAAGATTCAAGTTTTACCGTACTCACGGTCAAGTTTTCCTGTGATATTGTGCTAATATAGCAAAAAAATCGACATTTCCAAATATTTCTGTCAGCAGTACATCCTGTTCGTTTCAACGCAGTAGACGGCTTTCCCCGATATCAGGTGTATCTCGCGCGCCTGCATATCATCAGACTCGACGAACAGGTTAGCCCACGCAGCGTCCCTGTAATAGTCACCCTTGAACCTCGCGGGACTGATACCGCTTGCGTTCCTCGCATCCCAAGAATCAGCGCCGAAGAGGACGAGCCTTCGGTACTGAACACCGTTGCGTTTCAGCCAATCTTCCGTAACCGCCCTGTTGCTTTCCAACCTGTATGACACTATCCCTCCAAGCGGGGCTGTCGGTACGAAAAGCGGCGTCGCGTCCGCTATGTAGTCGAGGTATTCCTTTCCGCTGCGTTCGTCAGGCGGGTTCACGCAAAGCACCCCGTCTATATCGTATATGGACTTTGCCATAATATCCTCGTTGTGGTGGAAAATGTTCCATTCGTAAAGGACTATATCCCTGAAGCCGTTGGTGTACATAGAGACATCCTCCAACCAAATGTCTATCGAGTCCCTCGCGGGCCCCTCCAAATAGACAACCATATAGACGAAATCGTAGTCAGCCGAAAACCTTGACAGTTCCGCCTTCGTCTTTCTCTTCTGCCTGCCGTCGAACACTGTGTCATCCACAACCAAAACCTTTTTTTTTCCCTGCGGGTGTCTTGGTTTCCAATAACGCAGACGCGTGCCTCCCGTAGGCTTCGCGCCCGAGCAGAAAGAATCCTTGTCAATCAGCGGGCAGTTGAGGTATTCAGCGATAAGCGAAGCGGCTAATACGCCGCTTCTCGGTATGCCCATAACGAAATCTATATCCCTTGGGACTTTCCAAATGTTAGCCCGTATGGTTCTGTCCATTTCGGCTACTGTTATGTATTTCATCTCACGTTCAGACTAAAAACCTTTCTCCTTTGGAATCCGTTGTTTGAATATAACTGTATATGAACCCATTCCACCTTTCCCTTGCGTTCCAAAATAGCCTCGTCGAAGTTTTTATCTTTCAGCCAATTCACTACGAACCTTTTGAACTCCTCTATCTTTCCGTTAGCGGGTTGGATATCGGCTGCGTACCCTATCTTGTGTACGCTGTTAGTTACGCCGTTCACCGCCTTGTTCAGTTTGTCGCATCTGAAGCCTGACGAGACGATAATGCCCGAACCCCAAGCGACGCGCAGTTCGTCCAAAAACAGTGCGAGTTCGTTGAGGTGCAGTACGATTTCCCAACTCGGCAGGTTCTCTATTGAACGCTGTCGCGCGACAGAGGACGTAAGGAACTCCTCCAACTTGAAATACTTGCTCTGTTTCATTAGTCGTATGGCGTATAAAAAACTCCGTCAGTACATTTGACGGGATAACCCGCATAACCCCTTTCGTTCATCGGCGTGTAATAATATTCTATCTCCCCAAGCCAAGTTATATTCTTGTAGTCACTGAAAGTCCCGTTGTAGTAGAACAGTTTGGGCCCTGAGTTGTGCCACCTGTACAGTGCGTTCCTTTCGTTTCCAGTATCGCCCGAAAGGTTTTGACGGAATCCGATAGTGTGAACGGTTGAAGGTATGTAGACAGAACCGTTGTTGAACTGATTCGTCATAAAGACACAGTTTCCCGACAGCACCTCAACACCCTCGGGTATATAGAACCTGTTCTGAACCTCGGTGTCGTACGAACCCAAACCGAAGAAACCCGCGAGGACTTTAATCGTCGAAGGAATCACAGGAAAAACAGTAGGTGTATTTGTAGGAAGAACAGCGCAGGCGACAGTGTGTACGGGGCTGTTGAACCTGAACACCGCCCATCCGTTCCCGTCAAAATCAACGGAGTATTTTTTCGCGTACCCCACTACTTCGACGGTTGCGTTCGTCGGAACCAAATCATTCCCGTTGCTGTCACTGAACAGCGGTATGTTCAGGCTCAAGTGCCCGTCCTCCTCGTAACAGTTGTACAGCGTTACCGACGAGGCGTTCCCGTCAAGCCTTTTGAACGCTACGGTGTTCCCGCTGATATAATCAGGGACGGCAAACGGATCCTGATACGGCCATACTAAATCGTCTTTCAGGAATATTTTTCTTACTGGTGTTTCCCCGAGATATATTGCAGTAGCATCTGGTAAATAACTCATTTTATTACGTAAAATGTGTTTTGATTCTTGTTAGGAATTAGGTCGTAATCTTCCTGTGAGCCTTCCCAAACTTGGTATGCGGTTGAGATAACTCCGCCCGTAGTAACGTTCAGTCCGTCTCCAATCTGCACACAGCCGAGTTTACTCTTCGTTGCCTTTACACCCGTAGTGATAATGTCAGTCTTAGTAGCCTTTCCGCCACTCTGTCCGACTCCGCTTGTATTATTCGTCGATATATGGCAGACGTAGGCGTCGGAAGCGTAGCGCCACTGGTCATAAGAACCCACACTCTCCAACAGCAGGTACACTGTCTCGTTCCCCGAGGTTGTTGCTTTCATATACACCCTCTTTCCCGCGTTGAAATCGGCAGTCCAGGCAGCCCTCATTTCTGCTTTTACTGTATTTGTTGAACTGCTCCATACAGCGTAGTCGTAAAATACTGCCTGATTTCCCGTCACCGCTGAAACGTCCGCAGAAAGGGCAGAAGTAGCAGCAGACAGTGCCTCTATCTCCTGAGTGGTAGCAGACACCGCAGAATAGGTAAAGGCGCTCAAATCGCCTAAAAATGCCCTTAAATCGGAAGTCGCTCCTGAGAGGGTTTCAGTTGAGGCTGAAAGTTCGGCTAAATCAGCCGATATCCCCGACGTCGCGCCCGAAATCTGTTCAATTTTTTGCCCCTGTTCAGTTACAGTGAACGTCAGTCCTGAAGTGAACGCCGACAACTCGGCTATGTTTTCAGTATTCGCGCTAACCTGCGTGCGCAGCGCCTCGTAGTCCTCGGGCGTGCTTGCTGATATCGCCTCGTAAATGCTTTCCTTGTCCTGTGAATAACCGCTGAGGAACTCGTTGAAAACGTCCCTTTCCAACAAATCGTAGGATTCGTTGTCAGTGATTCCCGAGCCGTTTATGGACGCGAAATCCTCTGTCCTTGTATATGCGCTCAAAGAGGCGTCTATCATTCGTTGGACAGTCCTGACGTCAGTGCCGCCCGACGTACCGCCCGACGCGTGCGTGGCGACGTACTGAGCGACCCAAGGCTTGCTGGCCAGATTGTCAAGAACGCTCGTGTCCTTTATCACAGACGGTATGTACGTACCGATAGGCGCTCCCGTTTCGTCAAAATAGACTGCACAGGCGGCTGTGTTCAGCGCGGTTATCTCGAACCTTACGTACGCTCCCGCGCAGTTGTCAGCCATTTTCTGCGTGTCGGTGAAAAGGCGTATCACGGGGGTTTCCGTTATTGATACGATTTCGTCAAGTTCGCGCAGTTGTCTGATTAGGTTCTTGATAGTCTCGACGCCCACTGAAAAAATGTCAACCTCGTTTGAACTGTCCTCGAGCAGCCTGTCCACGAAATAGAGCGTCAGCCCGTAGGTGGTTGTGTTGTCCCCTACCACTATATCGTCGGTAGGCGAGGTGAAAACGTAGGGGTAGTCAACCACAGTGCCGCCGTTCACGTTGTATATGGACGGGCCCGCGTACGAGGCGTTGACAAGGTTGTTTTTCAGCGCAATCTCGCTAATGTCGTATAGTATCCTTTCAATCGTCATTTTCTTCTCTCTTTTCCATAAAGCGGTTTATCTCGCCTTTCATTCGTTTGACTTCACCGCCGACGTACATTCCGACTCCGAACACGCTCGCCGCATATACCAACGCCTGTCCAAGAATCCACAGTACGCTGTCCGCAACCACACCGACAGGCGGTACGATAAAACCCGCGATAGTCAGCCCCCAACCGATAACGAACGCCGCGACAGCGGTTAAGAAGGCAACCTTGTTCTTGATATCCAAATCACGCCATCTTTCCATATTCAGTATCTGTTTTTATGCACACTCGCATCCGCTTTTAGTACCACCGAGAACCAATCCCGTCTCCACGAAAACCTTACCGATAACAGGCGGTACGAACACGCCGCAGCCGCAGTCCGTCTCGTTCAACTCGGGCAATTCAGCCCTGTGCGCGCAGAGGTACTTTGAAAGGTACGTCGCGTATTTCGCGGCCATAGTGTTGTATCTCTTCTGCACGGCCATAACCTCGCGCAGCGTCGGCCCGTCAACGTTGGTGTCCTTTGTCCTGACGACGCCGAGATTCCTGACTTTGAAAGACACGGGAACGCAAATCAGCGCCTGAACCTTGTTCACCATATACGGCTGAACGTAGTCGTCGAGCAGTTCCTTGTAAATCCAATTCGCCTCGGCGTCTATGTTGTCATCCAACCCCTCTTTCTTGTTGTAAACCAACTGCTGCAACCTGTAAAGAAGGTTGCTGCCAATAATGGACTGCAAGTGTATCTGCTGTCCCTCGCGTATTGACGTTCCAACCACGCTGTCGTCAACGTTGAAATTGACGTACGAGCCCGCCTTCACTGCCTCGGGGCTCACCAACATTATCCTTTTTGCGTTATCCATATCCTTTTTACTGCTGATAGTTGTCGAGGTTGAACGGTAGTATCGTCAACTCCGAACCCGTTATTTTCTGAAACGCGCGCTCAATCTTTTTCTGCACGGGCGCAATCTGTGTCTTTTGGTACAGCGCGAAACACTCTATGAACTCCTCTTTGCTGAAACCCTTCGATTCGTTCTGCAATCCGAACAGGTTCGGCGTGGCACGGAAACTCGTAAAAATGTTTTCGCGGGCAGACGCCTTGATCTTTGAAAACTTTTCGCTTTCATCCTGAACCTGTATAGCGTCAACTTTCAGATCCTCGCCCTCTTCGTCTTTCCAATAGAGGAAGAACGAACTGTCGGCGTCGGGGCCCGTAAAGCGCGTGCGTATGCTCTTTTCAACCGCCTTTTTCTCATCTTCAGTCAGGACGCCCGAGGTGTTCGGCAGCGTGATTATCGTCTTTGCGGCCAGGCCGTTGGACAGGCTGTTGAGGACGTACTTTGACGCCTCTATCTCCGCCATACCGTCACGGAAGCAACCCTCCCAAAACGGCATAGGATAGCACGTGCGCGCGCCGTCCTTGAAATAGAAAATCTGCGTGGGATTCTCGGGGTCTATGTACTCTTTGTTGAAAGCGTCGTATACCTTGTACTTGCCCGTGAACTGTCCCCATTTCTTTGCGTAGTATACCTTCTTTCCGTCGGCGCTGATTCTGCAACGTCCGAAATCCAACCCGTACAGTTCCTTTATCTCGCCGAGTTTATTGTAAACAACCTGAACGGCGAACCCGCGGAACTTGTAGTAGTCAGTACCCATTTGGAGAACCAAGTCTTCCACGGTGTCTCCGCGCCTGTTTATCTCCTCGCGCCATTTAGCGCCCTCGTCGGGTATCTCTATCCCGTTTCCGCAGACGTAGTTGACGCTGCCGTCTATAATGGCCCTGATAGTCGCCGATTCCCTGTACAGCATATTGATAAACGCGGGGAAATTGTTGTCAGCCCCGTAGTACACGAAAGTCTTTGTGTTCGTGTTTTCCTCGTATTCAGGAAGCATTATCTTTTTCGTCTCTATAATAGAGAACTTCAACTTTTTATCCTCTTCCATTATTTCTGATAGTAGTAGTAATCTTCGTTATTTTCGTGGTACTCGTCCTGCTGCTGAACGTCAACACCGTATTTCAACAGGAAAATCTCGGGACGCAAATCACGTACGTACGCGTCCCCCTCGCCCGTCTTGCAAAGCGTGTCCAAAATCACCTCGTTCAGTATGTATTCGGTATCCCTGCGCCCGTCCCAAAACAGGACGCCCGTGTATTCACCCTCCTGTGCGTCCTCGGGCATTTGAAAGTTGTAAAATATGTATGCCAAGAACGTCTCTTTCGCCTCCGTCAGTCCCGTAATCAGATATTCGGTACGCGAGCCGTTGTTCTGCAGTATCAGCGTGTAGCCCATTATCCTTGTCTTTACTTTTAATATTATTGGTAAAAAAGTGGCGAAAACGCCCAGGAAATGCTTGGAAATCCCGAAAAAAATGCTATATTAAGGCAATAAAAATGGCGGGGTTCATCACGCCCCGCCCACAATCCTGTTCAAGGTAGCGAATCTATAAACGGCGGATTGGTGTTAGAAAGTAATCTGCGTACAGGAAATCAAATGCCATCCTCTGACGTCGTACCCCTCCTGATTCTGTCCAACCGAATACCCGATAGCCCTATAAAAATCGCCGCCAGGAACGCCGAACTCGATAACCGCTTTATTTATGTCCTGACCGCCCTCAACAGTACCGTCAGTCATTTTAGCGAGAAGGCGTACGTTTCCGACTCCGATAGGGTCTGTGTCAGGCGTACCGTCGTAAATCAGTATAGGGTTGAACGCGGGCGCGTAATAACTGCCAGGCGTCTGCGCGTAGTCAAAACACCTGTTGAAATTATATGAGTCAAAATAGCCGTAGGCTGTGCCCGCAGAAGTCAGGGAGAAAGTGGACGCGTGAAGTTCAAAAGAAGAGCTGCTTGTCCAAACCTCCCAGTTGCCGCCTCTTTGTATTCGGGCGCTCCATTCGCTTATGTTCTTATCACCTGCACCGAACTCCGCGCCTGAAAAATGCAGTGAGTTATAGCCAGCCTCGATATTGTTCAGTACCATAGTCCTGTACGCAACAGACATTTGGTCATATCCCGTATCGGCGCTTGACGTCTTGTCTGACACCTGATAAACGCCGAACTTGAAATTGTCGTTATTCCAACATTCGTCAAGGATATTGTCATACCACGCCTCTTTTTCAGCGGAAGTCCAACTATCGTACTCGTCCTCTGAAATCCACTGCCATCCGTCGCCGCCGCTGATTCCTGAAACAACCAAAGTGTCCCCGCTGAACCCGAGTCCCTCACCGATATTCAGTTCCAAAGCGTCGTTGCCGTCGTACTGAACACCCTTTCCGAACTTCACCTCGAGTTTTCCTCCCGCACTGAAAGTCAGGGCGTGGCCCTTGTTTACCTTGAGTACGTTATCGTCAATCGTCAATCCCGAACTGATTTCCAAAACGTCCTGCTTGTCGCCAAGAGCGCCCCACAAATCGTCAATCTGCGAGTAGGTTTCACCCTCGTCCTCGTAGAAAATGGCGTCGTAGGTTTCCTGTGCTGCACCCGAAACGGCGTTGAGGTTGCCCTCTATCCCTACGGTAGCACCCGACAGAGCGACTATGTCGCTCGCTACGCCGCTTGTTGCGGCTGACAGGTTATTTACATCCGATTTAATGTTATCGGTATCACCTGACAGGGTATTCACATCCGAACGGATGCTGACTGTCGCCGCGGAAAGGTTCTCCAAATCCTGCGTCGAGGCTGATACCGAAAGGACGCCGTTGGCGTCAACAGCCAAACCCGAACCCACCTTCACGCCTCCGAGTGTTGAATCCGACGCGACAGGCAGGTTGTAGACTGATTGGCTTACGAACTGCCCCGAGGCGTTGAGTCCGTTTATGTCTCCCACCGAACTCGCGGCAAAAGAGAAATAAAGGTTGGTGTCGTTGTTGTACATAGGCGCTTTCGCGCTGAAATACAGCCAACCGCCCGCGTGCGTAGAAGGATCCGTCTCAGCCTTGTATTTGACAAGGGGTATTATAGCCGTCATACTTGACGCGTAGTCGGAAGCGCCGATAGCGTAAACCTGCGCGCCCTGATTGACTTTGGCATACACCATATCCCAATAGTTGCGCCTGTCCTCGTAGCCCATAGCGAAATAGGATGCGACGTCAAAGTAGAAAGTCTCTTTCATACTGCCCGAAATCGCCTCCAAACCCGCCGCGATTCCTACGGTAGACGCCGACAGTGCGGATATGTCGCTTGACATACCGCTTGTTGCGCCTGAAAGCGCCGCTATATCCTCTGTGTTCGCTGACACGGCGTCCCTGATATCCTCCAAGTCCACCTGTATCTCCACGTCGTATTCCTCTATTGAGGTGTCAATCATTTCCTGCACCTCGTCAGGTGTCATACCGCTACCTGAGCCGCCGCCTGAACCGAAATTGCCAAGAGCGCTCGGGATAACGAGTTTTTTCTCGTTCTTGTCAAATACTATCATATTTATTTGCTTTTTTCGTTTCTTTTTTTATATTAGGGCAATACCCTCCTTTTTTAATATTAAACAGCGGCTGCGAGTAAGTTTATTTTTTAATGCGCCGTATTATCAGTCTTTCATAAACCGCCTTCCCGTTCAGTTTCAGGTCCCCTCTACGTTCCAATACCTCATAGTCAAGGTATGGGTAGTAGAAGAAGAAAGTATCGCACACACCCATTTTCCCATAATAATCCTTCGGCAGTTTGTTGTATGGTTTCACCTCAATTATATCTGTGCCGTCATAATATGGATACTTCTCCGGGGAATATGCTTCTGTTGGTATGAACTTGTCCTTATGTTCTACTTCAAGTGTGGTGAACCATATAGCGGGTTTGAAAACACTATTTCCGTCTGTGTCAATATGATAAAAACCGATTCTCTCTCTATGACCCTTATACCCAAGTTTTAGATTAGTAGTCAGAAGGAGTGGATAAACCTCGTTATAGTGTAATGCTGTTATTGGCCCAACAACCAAACAGTCTTTCACCCGCGCCCATTTGAAAAAATCCCTCCATTTGGAGAAAGGCGGGTTTGTCACGATTATATCCGCCTCGTCACGCAGAGCGTTATAGTCGCGGTAGTCTCCTTTCCCGTCAACACGGAAAGCGTACTCTCCGTTGGCGTCGCACATATAGACAAACGCCCCCTCGCCGATATCGTAGTTCGTCGCTATCAGCCTTTTTAGTCCCAATTCGTTGAAATTGCGTCTGAAATACTTTACGAAGTTGCTCCATCTGAAATCGTCGCAGGGGCAGTAAATTGTTTTCCCGTTGAAATCGTAGTGCTGCATTTCGTTTTCAACGTCCTCGTAAAGCGTGTAGAACTCGTCCTGTTTCTCTCTTTTCGCCTTTAACAGACTTTCGTTTGAACGTCCCATATAGTCTTTATTATAAATATATGGTACGCGCGCGCATAGTAAATAGAAAACCCGCGGGTACTGTCACAGCAGCCGCGGGGCAAAAGAAATAATCATTCCATTTATTGTGTCGAAACAACCTTACCTTGAGAGTCTCAATCCCAAAGCCAAATCAAATATACATCAATTTTTTGTTGATCCGATTTTTTGGATGTGAAAAATAAAGCGCCTATATTTGTGCCGTAATAAAAAATAGTCTTGTGCGGATCAAGACGCTAATAAAAAATAAGCCGAGCAGAAATATTTGGAAATTAAAAATAAAGTTCCTATATTTGCAACAACAATAAAAAAAGAAAAAAGTTATGAAAGAATACACTATCCCTTGCGAACTCGTCGTTTCAGTCACTATAAAGGCAAACAGCCCAGAAGAGGCTTACAAAAAGTTCTTGGCTGCAAGTGACGGGTATCTATTGAAAAGGTCAACCTTTAATGAGGTCATTAGGGACAACGTTGAAATAGACACAATTTATCAAAATGAGCAATAAAATGAAGGATTTTAACAATTACAATTTCGGGGTTATTGCCTCCACCCTGTATGCTCTCAACGAGCAGAAGAAAAAAAAGGACGGTATTGGAACTATTCAGGCTATGGCAACCTACTACCTGCAAAATGCGGAGCAGGCTGTCAACGGAAGCAAAAAGGAACGGGCTGACGCGGTAGGCTTCTTCCTTGGCGCACTCTATAATATCGCCGCCAACCTCTACAACAACGGTATTGATATCGAGGACTACCGCAGGGTATGCGACGACTTCTCGGACAGGTGGGAAGGTAAGACTCAGGAATAACCGTACGCGCCCGCCGTACGTAAAAATGCGGGCAATTGCATTTTTCATATAAAAACTGAATCCACCCCCTCCGCTGTGAAGTGCAGGGGGTTATTTTTTATTTGGATTTCTCGATTTTTTTGCTATATTAGCGCAATATCGCAAGGACTTAATAAAAAATAAACGGTTATGAAGATAGGAACAAAACGGATGTGGAAACTGTTGGCCGCCGATTTGGACGAGCCGAACTGGGTGAAGGTGAACGGCAAGCCCCTGTTCTACAACATTTATGACGAGTATGTCGAGTTCGTCTATGGCAAAAAGAGAATGGTTATTTCCGACCAAGAGGAACTGATATACACCAACGCCGACTGCCAACGCCTCTGCGACAGGGTGAACAAATATTTCGGGATTAAATAAAAAAATACGGCCCTTCCGAAAAAGAGCCGTACTTTATTCGTATCTGAACGTACAACCTTTGTGCTGTCTCTGTTTACCGTAGATAACGTTTGATATGCAGCGGTAGTCAAACCCGTCCTTTCCTGCGGCGTGGGCACTTTCGTATTCGCCGACTTTAACACCATCTTTATACGCCACGACGCGCTTTGACAGTTTAGCGCCCGTGCGCTCTTTTGCAGTTCCGTAGTTGCTGTTGTACCTGTAATCACACCACTCGAGGTTTTCAACACGGTTATTGGTTTTATCCTCGTCCTTGTGATTCACGCACGGTAGGTTCTGCGGATTCGGTATGAACGCCTCTGCTACGAGCCTGTGGACAAGGTAGTTTTTTTGTTTCCCGTCTTTGAACAATCCAACCGTGATATACGTATGCCTCTGCAACGACAACAGCACTGTGTGCCCCGTTTTATCGTAGTCCAAACTCCTGACGCGTCCGTGGTTTGAAACCTCATAACGTCCCTCATATCCACGTATTGTACGCCAAATCTCTATAGTATCCATATAGTTAAATATACAAAAAAAAAGACGCCTCGCAGCGTCTTTTTTTCTCTGTGCTAATCTGACTACTCAGGAATGTAGTAGCAGATTTCGTCAGGCCAACGGAGAGCCGTACCTGCGCGGAAGAGAACGCGGAACTTGAACTTGTCGTCGTCCTCGCTGTACCATACCTTGTAGACGTTCTCTGAACCCTCTATGTCAGTTGCATAGACAAGGGCGTCAGGGGTAGCCGCAACGACTGCGCCGCTTTCCTCAAGACCGATAACGGGGATAAGGGTGATACGGCTGTCGCCAAGATAGGTGAGGGTTTCGGCGTTAGCGTCAATTATCTGCCTGTTAGCGCAGCAGACGCTGTTCTGCTCCCTGATATACTGCGTGAACAGGGTGTAGGAAAGGAAGATGTTGTAACCCTTCTTGATAGCCCTGTTGCCCTGTGCGGCAGCAACCACGGCGTCAACGATTTCGGTGGCGGTGGATGCGGAAGTCAGACCGCTGACGGCGATAGTCACTGCGGACTCAGCCTCGATATCGGCGATAAAACCGCTGACGGTTGCGCCGCTGTTGCCGTCCCAAACCATCTTCTCGACCTCTTCCTGAATCTTGCCCATATTGGATTCGGCAATCTTCTGTTCAAACGGCATATTCTCGGGTTCGCGTCCTGCCTCCCATTTCAACTGCCAGTTTGCGAAAGTCTTCTCGAAGTCTTTCCAACACCACTCCTTGTTTACCTTTACCGCGTGGGATTCAATAAACCTGTCGGTAAAAATGTCGCTACCTGCCGGATCCCACGAGCAACGTGAACCGTCGGCAAGAACAACCTCGCTGTCAAGATAGGGGATAGCGTCCTTGTACTTTACGTCGCCCATAATGTCAACGTAACGGAGCGTCTTGCTATCTGCAACAGCCTTAACCAATAGCTCGTCCCTGTGAATATTCACATACTCTGTGAGCCCTGAAACTGAAAGTGTAGTAGCCATATTCTTTACTCTGTTTTTAATTTTCTTTATTAAGCCTCAACCTCTGAGACGATTGCGTCAACCTGTGCCTTTGTCATTTCAAAAGGCAGGTAGGCGGACTGCGCCTGAAGTGTCAACTGATAACCGTTCAAATCGTCAAAGGACTGTCCTGACTGAACAGTGCCGTCTGTCGCTGAAACATAAGCGTCGTAGCCGAGATACCAATATTTGCCGTTGTTGTCAAGAATGATAACGGCGGTAGGGTCAGCGGCGAGCGCGCTCATCTCGAGGTGTTTCTTTGCCTCCATTTTGTTGAACTGCAACGTAGCCTCGTTCAGGTAGTAGCGTGTTCCGTTAGTCTCGTCCTTTGTCAAAGTGGACGTGAGAGAACCCGTCTGCTTTGCAAAGTTGTAGGCGTAGAACGTCTTGCCAGACTCCATAGTGATAGAACTGATGGTGTAGGCGGAAAAGTCAGGTACTACTGACGCTACGTTCTCGTAGTTGGCGATATAAGCCTTTTTGATACCCGCGAGGTTAGTTTCGCAAGTGGACTGTGCAAGTCCTGCAAGTGCCTGTAAGCAACCCATTTCTGTAACCTATTTTTTACTTTATTATTTCCTGCGTAGGTAGGACATTTTGGAAACGAACTTTTCCTCTGTCTCTTCACCTTCCTCGGCTGACTCCGCTGCGGGTTCGTCAAGCCCCTTTAACTTTTCCTCGACGGCGTCCAACCTGTCCACCAACGCTGCGATAGCGTTTGTCAACGTCTCGATACCGTCCCTGATTTCTGCGATTGCGCCCTCAAGTGCGTCAACCCTGTCCTCTATGCTGCGCTCTTCGTCAACAACCTCGGGTTCGTCTGCGGGTTCAGCCTCGGGCTCGTCCTCTGTCTCTACGATTTCGGTTTCCTCGTCCTTGCGGATTTCGGATACCCTGCCCTCTGATACCACGTAGGTAGTGTCGCCCGCGACGTATTCGCCGTCCTCTGCGGGAACGATTTCACCCTCTGCGTTCTCAACGAAAACCTCTGTTCCGACTACGAGTTCCTCTGCGTCATACAGGAGAGAACCCTTGTCCGTCTCGACAGCGCCTGCTTTCAGGATAAGGCTGCGCAAAGCGAGCCTGATTTTACTGTTTATTTTCATATTCAACGTTGTTTTGATTTCGTCTTTCCTGCGCTTTACGCGCCTTTACTTTTTAATAGAAATACTTGGAAATGTCAAAAAAAATGCTATTTTAGTACAATATCCTGACATTACTCAAGCCCGAGGAGTTCAGCGAGTTCGTCAATACTTCCAATCTCCTTGTCCTCTATTTTCGCTAATCCGAACTCACCCTCGAGCGACAGCCCCGTGAACTTTCCCGCCTTTATCTCTTCCCAAAGCGTCTCGTCGCTGACGTAATACTCACCAAAGAGACTGCCGTCCTCTACGTCCTCGAATCCGACAGGGTTTATACCCCTCTTCACGTCCTTCTGATACAGTTGCGTCAGTTGGAATCCGTACAGCGAAGAGGACGCGATATGCTCGACGTTCACGCA